TACTCTATGCAGCCATGTTGCTGCCGATTTATCAAAATATGGAGGTTCATTTATGAAAACATTAAAAACCTATAAGGTTAAAGCCTTTACACTGATTGAAAATAGCGTAACCAAATTTATCAAATTTTCCAACGGATCACTATCTTGTCAGATGTGACTTGCACCTTGTCAATCAGCTCTCTGACAATAACTTTCTGATTATCGTATGACATATCAAGTACACTACTAGCATCTAATAGCTTTTCTATCTTTTCTCTTTGGCCCGCTTGCTCATCATTCGAGGCTTTTTTTATTTCAGCTTCCAAGGAGCTTCTTTGCTTGATAAAATCTGCAGACTTGGTCCTTAATTCGTCCAGCGTGATCCTATCGTCCAGGTATAGATCATTCAGCTTGCTCAGTTTGAGCGTTAGGCTGTCTATCTGCTTCTGGATTGCTTGCTTGTCAACCGCTGGGCTTGTATCGTCCGAAAATATTTCTTGTATCTTCTCTGGGTCGTTTTGGAGCTGGGCGATGCGAGCTAGTACATAATGCTCTAGTATCTCCATATCATAGTAGCCAGATTCGCATTTCTTGTTGTCATTGTAAACCGTGACCCCCCTTGTTTTTCGCGGGTGTCTTTGGTAGCACTCATACCTTTTAAATCGTGTGCCGTCCTTTCGCTTTTGGCCTAAAATGACTTTAAGGGGCGCGTGGCAGTATCCACATTGAGCCAGTCCGGATAGCATATATTTAGCCTGGAATGGTCGAGGGTTTGATAATTCTTTAGCTGTTTGCTGTCTCTTTGCCAGCTCTCTTTGTGTTTGCTCAAAATCATCTAGCGATATTATGGCCTTGTGTGTGCCTTGGAATGTTTGGCCCTTGTATTGATTTAAACCACAATATACAGGATTGGCTAGTATTCCTCTGATTGTGCGATAGCTCCAAGCCGGTTTTTTGGGATATTCCTCGTTTATCTTATCCCTCAATTTAGTTATTGACATACCGGCTAGATATGATGCGTATATCTCTTTGACCGCCAAGGCTTCATACTCGTTAACAGTCATTGATCCTGTTTCTTTGTCGTAGTTGTACCCGTAGGAGGTTTTAGCCCACATCATGGACTTTCCAGACTTGGCCCGTCCCAGCTTGCCTAATTGCATACGCTCTTTTATCTGCTCTCTTTCGAGCTGAGCAAATACGGATAACAAACCTATAACGGCTCGCCCGAAAGGTGTAGACGTGTCAAAATTTTCGAGTAGGCTCACGAACTCAATATTATTTTTTAAAAATATATCCTCGATTAAGTAGAGCGTGTCCTTTTGGCTCCGGCTCAACCGGTCCAGCTTATATACTAGTACCGTGTCAAATAGCTTGCTCTGGGCATCTTTTATCAATTGCTCAAGTGCTGGGCGCTCGGTTGTAGAGCCGGAGAAGCCTCCGTCTGTATATACTTTGTAAACGTGCCAGTCTTTTATATCGCAGTAGCTTTCCAGCTTTGCTTTCTGCTCTTCTATCGAGTAGCCCTCTTCCAGCTGGGAAGTAGTGGACACGCGCACATATAATGCTACTTTATTCATTGTCTTTATACTCACTTTCTGCTAAAATAGAGTATAGAAAGACGACTTTCAAAATATTCATTTTGAAACCTTTCCTTATCTCGATTCCCTCACGCTCAGACTCGCCAAAGTTTGAGAGCGTGGGGCTTTTTTTATTTGTCTAAAACCATTTTACCGTTTTGCTCCTGTGCAATGACTTTCGCATTAGCATCTAAAACGATAAGGTTTGGAGCTTTAAAGTTTGGGTCATACTGTCTAAGCTCATTCTCTCCAGACTGTTTTATTTTAAGCATACCGTCAACCATAGGTTGAGCCTGTTTAATCTGTGCATCGGTTAGGGCGTCTGAAATAGTGATTGCTATATCTTTCTCGGTTGAATTAACAGACGCTTTAGGATCAACTCCATGTACCCATGCTTTAAAATTTTCCACAAAAACATCATAAGCAGAACGTCCTTGTAAAACATCACTAGAAGAAGTTGAAGAAGTCGATGCTTTACTTGATGATGAGACTTGTTCCGTGCTTTGTTCTTGGCTTTGATCTGTATCCGCTTCTTGCTGACTGCAACCAGTCAATAATAGAGTGAGTGCTGCGATTGTTGCGAGTGTTATCTTTTTCATATTTTCCTCCTTTTGGCTATCCAACTAGCCTGTAAAATTCATCAATGACCATTAGTTCATCTGTCACTGATTTCAGTTTGTGTCGTTCCATAAAATTTAAATAGTTAAAATCTTCCTTGTCTACTCTTTCCAGCTCCTCTCTCAGTAGCGCGTGTATCATGGCCCTGTTAGCCTCATTTTCGCATTTTAAAGGGTTGATAATATAATTAGCCTCGGTATGCTCTAAGTGGCCTAATTCGTGCAATATGACCCGTTTCTGGGCCTCCCTAGTTAGTGATTTGTTAACAAAGATAATCCTCATATCTGAGATTATCATTCCTGGCCGTGGCCATAGGTCGTTATCAAAGTAAGCAAGGGTGACTCCCTCACTATCGCATATTTCTTCTATCGTCATAATCTGCCTTTTAGATACCCCTCGATAATATTCTGTATAGCCACGATATCGCTTTCTGTTAGTGGCTTACCGTCGAAAGTCTTTGCGCTTTCGGCAAGTTTGCGCAGGTCTGTTTCAGAGTACCCTGTTTCAGTGGTTTGCTCTGCTTCATCTTCCCAACCCATAAGGTCAGCGGGTGAAATATTCAACGTTTCAGAAATCTTCTTTAGTACCTCTGGACCGACCTTTTCTATATCCCCTCTTTCGTATCTGAATATAGTTGAGCGAGAAACTCCCACGCGCTCAGCGAGGGTATCGGCAGAGATCTTCAATTCTTTTCTTCTTAATTTAATTCTTTCTCCGACGTTCATGGTTTTTTCTCCTCTTATATATTACACGTTAATTTTACATCTTTAGTTTCAAAAACGCAACAAGAAAGTTTCAAAAATGCGATTTTTTTGTTGACAAAACTTTTCGGTCATGTTATACTTAATTCAACAAGTCGCAGAAGTGCGACAAAATGAAAGGAGAATACATGGTTAATGTATCAAAGTTGAAAGGTAAAATCGTAGAACGAAATACCACGCAAGAAGAACTTGCAAGTAAAATCGGTGTTACTAAAAGTACGTTTTACCGCAAGATGAAGCGAAATGGCAACTTTTCGATCAAAGAAGTAAATTTGATCGTGTCAGCTCTTGATCTTTCGAAAGATGAAGCTATGGCCATTTTTTTTAGCGAGACAGTCGCATAAATGCGACAATCTGGCAGAGTGAATAGAAAGGAGAAGGATGGCAGAGAGAAGAATGTTATCTAAAAAGATTTTTCAAAGTCGAAAATTTTTAATGATGCCGTTCGAAGCGCAAGCTCTATATACTCACTTGATTTTATCGAGTGACGACGATGGAGTGGTTGAGGCTTTTCCAATCGTCCGAATGATCGGAGCTAAGGAAGACTCGCTGGGGTTGCTGGTTGTAAAAAAATTCATCTTACCACTAAACGACGACATGGTTTACTTTATTACTGACTTTGAAGAACAAAACAAAATCAGAGCAGACCGAGTACAACCCTCACGATACCGCGAACTGTTACTAGAAAAAACAGACTTGGTGGTTGAAGGGAAACGGGTTACAGGTCAAAAAAAATACATTGACGGACAAGTGACGGGCAAGTGTCTGACAGATGACGGACAAGTGACGGGCAAGTGTCTGACAGATGACGGACAAGTGACGGGCAAGTGTCAGCATAGTATAGGTAAGGATAGGATAGTAGAGGATAGTATAGGTGAGTATAGTCTAGTAGAGTCAAGGTCAGTTAATGATGAAGACGACGCTGGCCAAAAATCTTTCTCTAAGATTATTAAAGACAGCAACATCAAAATCAACGAGCGACACACTCAAATGTTAATGGACTATATCGCATTAGATCACTTTACAATTCCTATGATCCAATATGCAGTAGAAAAGACTGAAGATGCAGGCTCTACCAGTTTTAACTATCTAAAAGCAATTTTAGAAAATTGGAAGAAAGAGGGTTTTACCTCACTTGAAGAAGTCGAGGAGCATGACCGCAAGAGGCTGGTTAAACAAACCAAAAAAGAAGCCAGCCCTTACCCTATCAAGAACCCAGTATTCAGTCCTTACACGGACTTGCTACCCTGGGAAGAAGATGAGGAGGGATAGCCTATGGATCTACCACTTGTCTATCACATTAATGAGTCTGAAACGTGTGAAATACATCAATGTTTCAAGTGGTCGTTAAACGATGATGTACCTTTGCAGGATGAACGGAACAGAACCTTTTGCCCAGAGTGTCAGCGCGAAAAAATGGCGCGTGAGGAAGAACAGAAGATAGGTCAAGCTCACACGGCTACTATTTTGCGCAAGACTTACGATGTGCTGGATAAAAACAGCATCGTACCTAGCGGACTAAAAGAAGCGAATTTTAAAAATTTTACTGTGACTAATCACGTTGACCAGGAAGCCAAGAACTACGCTTTACGCTTGGTATCTCACTACTTGCATGATGGGAACGGTAACGCTCTGATAATGGGCAAAGCTGGACGTGGCAAGTCACATCTAGCGATGGCAATAGCAAGTAAATTAAATGCTGACTGGAAAGCAAACAAGCTACCTAAAAGCATTCTATTTATCAACTTACCAGCCTTATTTATCAAGATACAAAATTCATTCAACCGCAAAGAGGGAATGACTAGCAACGAATGGCTAGAGCTACTAAAGAAAGTTGACTATCTGATCTTGGACGACCTTGGACGATCTGATAACGCACAATGGAAGCAAGACTTTCTATACAGCCTGTTAGACGAACGAGAAGCGACAATCATCACAACGAACCTGGTAGGGTCAGAGATGAAGTCACTCTTTGAAACTGGGCTAGTCAGCCGAATTACAAAAGGCGGACGGGACCTTTACTTCAAGTACCCGGACAACGCAGAAGACAGGAGGAAATTGCCGTTTTGATTGACAAAATGATTGAGGGCTTCGAAGCTACTTGCTACGAGCTTTCAGATGAATTTAAAGCAAAGCTACTAGCTAGTGATCCGGATCGAGCGCGAGGTAAGATCATGGACCTGTACGCTTGTAGACTAGCTGGCAAGGCATAAAAAAAGACCCTTGGAGAAGGGAACTCCAAGCGGTCCAGAAATAAAACTTTTCTAAAGGAATTATAACATGACGAGATTAAAAAAGCAATGGAAACCGCGCATAATCAATATTATGGCAGACGGTAGCCAGGTAGACGATTTAACGTGGTACACGATACCAAAAGATAGCGGTTATTATAACGCGATCAGACGAATCAATAAGGAGATTTAAAATGTACGATGAATTATTAGGGACTATGGTAGTTGCAGGACTATTCTTTGCAGCAGGCTTCGCAGGGGCGGTTTGGGATTTTAAACGGGCGCAACGAAAGAAAGCAAGAGAACAGAAAATTAAACTTGCATACGAAGCGTTAGACGCTGGAGTAGAAGAGGTTATGCAAGAGGGTGTGAATAACTACTTATCATCACTCGCAGAAGCACGCAAGCACTCACACTCAGACAACGATTGGAGCGCACTAGATGTTTTGTAGCAAAAAAATTAAAGCGTTAAAACAAGAGATACGTTTTCAAAAAATCGACCTAGAAGGCAAAAATAATATACTTCGAGTAACCTTAAACGATAACAGAAAGTTGCGGAAGGAACTTAACCAAAAAAACCAACTTTTGAAAAAGTATCAAGAGGTCTTAATGAAATATCAAGGGGAGGGTAAGCTATGAACGAACGCTTACAACTAATACTAGCCTGTATCAGAGTAGGACGGGCGAATGTATTGACAACCCGCGACATTGCCAAAATGACGAACTTATCAGTCCGTAAGGTTCGAGGTGGCATCGCAGAACTACGGCTTAACTACTCAGTGCCTATCGTGGCCAGCCGTTCACTCCCACGCGGATATTATTTCGCGGAGAATGACGACGAGTACACAGCGTGGGTCTTGCAGTACAAGAAACAGATCAAGACGGAACAGAAGCTACTTAACAGCTTAAAAGCTACGAGCTGGGATAGTTACAAGAGATTAAAGGAGCGCGAGAATGTTTCCATTTGATTATGATCGCGATTATCTACAACCAGAGATCGAGGAAGAGCGCAGAGATCCAGATGATTGGTATTGTGTGAATGGTCGCTGGATCCACTACGAAGAAGGTTAAAAAAGGAGAAAAGAAAAATGAGTTACGAACAAATATCAGAATCAACATACTATCAAAACATGAGCTATTGGAATCAAGTTGCACAAAATTATAGAGCGCTAGGCGGTCTAGGAATTTGTGACGACGAAACAGGCGAAGAATTATATACAGTCTAAGGAGAAATGAAAATGAGTAGAAACAATTTTGACTTAATGGCACCAAAGGACGCTTTTAACAGCCCCGTAGTTTTGGAAAAACTGAAATCGGTAGTGAATGGCCGTGAAACACAGTTTGTTACCAGTTTGCTATCAATCGTAAACAACAACAGCCATCTTGCCAAGGCCTCAAATACAAGCGTATTGAATGCAGCAATGAAAGCAGCAACACTTGACTTACCTATTGACCCTAACCTTGGATTTGCTTACATCGTGCCGTATGGTTCAGAAGCTCAATTTCAGTTAGGTTATAAAGGTTTGATTCAGCTTGCACAGCGTAGCGGTCAAATTGTCAAACTGAATGCTGGGGAAATCTACACGAGCCAATTCAAAGGCTACAATCCACTTACTGAAGATTTGGAAGTAGATATGCAGGCTTTACCAAAAGCAAACGAGGAAGTAGCGGGCTACTTCGCATTCATGCGACTCTCAAACGGTTTTGAAAAAACCTTATTCTGGACCAAAGATCGCGTTCTTGCACACGGTAAGAAGTACAGCCGTTCTTTTAGTGGGAAATCTAGCCCGTGGCAGACTGATTTTGATGCAATGGCACGAAAGACAGTATTAAAACAGTTACTTTCAACCTATGCTCCCCTTTCAATTGAAATGCAACAAGCTATTATCGACGATAATGTAGACAGCAATGTCCAAAATGGAGCGAAAGACGTAACCCCACCAGAAGCCACAGAATCACTTGAGAGCTTTTTAGAAGGCACACCAACAGATAATACTACCGAACCAGAAAAAGAGCGTACAGAGCAAACAGGAGCGTCTGATAACACTTCTGAAGTTGAAGATGGGGTGTATGAAGAGCTTGGACTGTTTGAAGGTGGCACAATCACACCTAAGGAGCAATGATGAAAGAGTTAACTCAAGAAAATTATTATCAAGATAAAGAGTACCTGTCTTACTCACGAATGAAACAATTCTTAAAATGTCCAGCACGCGCCCTCGCTGTAGAGGGTGGCGCTTGGATTGAGTCGCGAGATGAAACACCCTTACTTTTAGGAAATTATGTACACAGCTACTTTGAAAGC